CTCGCCGAACGTCGCTGCCAGCAGCGCGCTCGAGCCGGAGGCGATATAGACCCCCACCGGCGGACCAACGGGCGCACGTGTCCCGGTGCGGTGACCCCGGGCATTGCGCCCGGTGGCCACCGTCCGCTCGACCTGAACGGTCGTGAGGAGTCCCTGCTGGCAGAGATCCTCGAACACGAACGCCGCGTCCGCTGCGAACATCAGAGGACGTTCACGCCCAGGCAGGCGTTGACGCGGGTCGGCACGACGAGCGGCGCCGACTGCATCAGGAGGAAGCGCACGGACGGGTCGTTCTCCGTCCACGACTTCGGGAAGTACGGCACCGCCGCGAGGCTGTCATGGTCCTTGATGGCGCCATGCGCCTGGATGCCGTCCACCCGCCGGGACGTCAGGATCACCCGTCCCTGCGGCAGCATGGTGACCTCGGCATCGGCGTCGTTCACGTACCAGCCAGAGTAGCACCAGATGCGGAAGCCGTTGATCGTGCCGATGTAGGCCAGGCCCTCATCGTCAGACTGGTCCACGTTCAGGCCCACGTTGTCGACGTGCCGCTGATCGAGCTTCTTCTCGACCTTCGGGTCGTTGGAGAATGCTTCCAGCGTCTCCGGATCCATGATCACGTCACGGCAATAGACGCCGCTCTTCTGCTGCGTGAGCCCCGCCCACGTGCGGAGGTTCGTCAGCGGCGCGGCCGCCGACTGGCCCCAGCGGGCCGTGGAGGTGAGCGCCGTCGGTGAGAGGTCCGCGTGCCGCCCGAAGCTCACGACGGTCGTTGGGTAGAGCTCACCCGAGACGGTGACGGCGCCGGTGCTGAGAGCCTCGAGGGCCATCAACTCCATCCGGCGACGGGCCATGTCGAGCTGGTCCGCCAGGTCCTGCACCAGGAGCATCTCCATGCGCTGCGAGGCGCTGAGCTGGGTACCACCCACACTCTCGCCAAGCGCGCGCTTGAAGGCTCGGTTCGGGTCGTAGACCCGCTTGTCCTTGATGTACGCGGGCGTGAAGGTCTTCACGGTCTGGCCGCGTCCCGCCACGACCTTGCCGCCCACGAGGGGAGAGACGAAGGGGGCGACCCGACGCCGCTTGTCGTCGACGTCGAAGTGAATCTCTTCCGACTCCTCCACCACCTGCTCGGGGAAGAAGGTCTGCAACAGCGAGTTGCCGGGGACCTTGAGGTCCTCGACCACGCCGAGCATCGCGTCAGTGCTGAACATGTCCGGCATGGTCTAGGCCCCCGTGACGGGAATGAGGTGGATGCCCTTGACGCGGAGCCCCTCGCGGATCGAGTCCGCGGTGTGCGCCGTGCCGATGGTGAGCGCGCTCTGGTTGAACTCACCGGTGACGTAGGCGAGCGCGACCTTGTCGCCGCCGGAGGCGTTGCAGTCCTCCGCCAGGATCAGGTCCGGGGTCTGCGAGCCGTCGGAACTGGCCGACAGGGACAGGGTGTACTTCCCGCCGGTGGTGATCTTTCCGAGCACCGCCCCGCGGGTGAGGTTCTGGCCGGAGACCAGGGTGACCGCGCGGGTCACGATCGGCGTGTCCCCCGCGATCAGCCGGTCCGGCGAGAAGGAAGTGCTGCCAAAGGAGGCGGGCATGCGTCAGCTCCGGGTGGGAGTGGAAAGGGAGTGGTAGCGGGCAGCCATGGCGCGCCCGGCAGCGCGGGGCGTCGGCGTGTCGTCGCCACCACCAGCGGACGGGGCAGCCGTGGTCTTGATCCCCGCTTCGGCCTTGGCGGCCGCATCGAGCACGGCCTGCCGCGTCGTGGCCTCGCTGGCGAGGATCTTCTCGGCGACCGTGCCGGCGGTGGCGTTCGCGTCGGCGATCGCCTCGGTGACGAGGTCCGCGTGTCCCGCCGATGGGACCGCGAGAATGCGGGTGATGCGCTCGCGCTCGGCGGTGGCGCCTTCCGCGCGCAGCGCGGTTGCGAGCGACGGGTGGGCCGCGACGATCTGCTCGGCAGTCGCCTCGGTGAGGAGCGTGGCGTCAGAGCCAGGCATATCCGTCTCCTGAGAGTGGGATGCGGCCGCGCGCCCGGAGCGGGGCGAGGCAGGGGTGCGTGCCGCGAGCTGCGCGTGCACGACTTCGTAGCTGGCCACGCGATCGGCGAGGCCAGCGGTGACGGCATCGGCGCCGACGAAGACATCGCCCTGCCCGAACTGGGCGAGCACCGTCTCCTCCGTGACACCGCGATAGCGAGCGACCTCTGCGATGAACACCCCCGCAAGGGCATCGAGCGTCGCCTGAATGCGCGCACGCCCATCTTCCGTCGCCGGGTCTGAGGCCTTGGCCGGGCTCTGGCTCGAGACGATTTCGTAGCGCTTCGTGCCCCGGGCGGCTTCGGCCTCGCGGCGATCGGTGATCGTCGTCCGCACACCGATTGAGCCGAGGATGCCGGTGTCTCCTGTGACCACCTCACCCGCCGCTGCCGCGAGCCAGTAGGCGGCAGATGCGCCGAAGCCCTCCACGTGGGCGGTGACCGGCTTCTTCGCGTGCGCGGCGCGGATCAGCTGCGCGAGCTCCGACGTCCCAGTCACCTCCCCGCCAGGCGAGTCGATCGCCAGCAGGATCGCGTGCACCTTGGGGTCAGCGAGGGCAGCGGTGACGTCCGTCGCGATTTCCTCGTAGGTCGTCGCACCGCTGATCTCGGTGAAGAAGTCCGCGCGGCGGAACATCGGCCCCACCACAGGGATCGTGGCGACGCCATCGCGTACGGTGACGTCGCGGGTGTTGTCGAGCGGCCGCCCCAACTGCGCCGCGACCGCCTCCGGATCGAGGTTCTCCCGGTGCACGATTTCGAGGATGGTCGTGAGCCCGTCCTCGGTGATGGCCCACGGCGCATCGAGCACGTGCGCGAGCACCCGCTTCGGAATCCGGCGGCTCATGCGGCCTCTTCTTTCTCGTCGTCGGGTGTGGCGCCGGGGACGGGAATGCCCGCCTCCTGCAGCATCCGGCGCTCCTTCTTCACCTGCGCGAGCTGGCGCTCCCAGTTCCCACCGGTCATCGCGGCCGTCTCCTGCTCGTGGCTGGTGAGGGTGGCTCCCATGCGCAGGATCGCGCCGTTCGCCTCTTTCACCGGGTCGAGCTGCGGCATCGTCGGGCCGGTCCAATCCGCACCGCACCAGGCAGCACGACGGAGCGGATCGGCGAAGAAGCCGGGCGCGTTGAGGTAGCCGCGGGCGACCGCTTCGTTGAGGAGCCACTGGTAGGCGGGCTGGCACCACCAGGCGGTGAGGCGTGCCCGGCGCTTGAGGTACACGCGCCACGCCTGCACCATGGCACCACGGCTCGCGGAGTAGCTGGCGTTGAAGCGCTGCAGGATGATTTCGGCCGGCATGTTGAGCGCGACCGCGATCTGCTGCACCATCGCCATCCAGAACGGATCGAACTGCGCGTTGGGTCGGGCGGGATTGGCGATCTCGATGTCCTCGCCCGGGACGAGGTCGGCGATCATCCCGGCGCCGAGCTTGACGTCGCTCTTCGACGACGGCGGATTCCCGGCGATCGAGCTCTGCAGGGCGGACTCCGCCCAGGGACCGGCGCCACCTTCCTCAGCGGTCGCCGGCGACTTCACGAACACGGTGAAGAACGCCGAGATCACGGCGGCGGTGAGTTCCGCGTGGGTGTAGGTGCCGAGCTGCTTCAGCGGTTCGATCACCGCCGCGAGCCACGGCGCGCTGCGCAGGCTGTCCGGCCGGAGGTGGTCCCCCATCAGCATCGCCAGCGGTTCCCCGCGCTCATCGAACCGCGCAATGCGTGACCAGGTCACGAGCCCACGCCCCAACCGACGCCCCGGGTAGTCGCTGGCGACGTGGTAAGCGATCGGCTCGCCCGTCGCCTTGTTGAACTCGACGCCGGCGATGATCGTGTCGGTGTCCCGCCCGTTCGGCGAGCTGATCCGTTCGGCCTCGATCAGCTGGACCGCGAGACCGAAGAGCCGCCCGGCACGTGGCTGGTACCGCCGCACCGCGAGGATGTCGCCCTTCACCAGGGCGCCCCAGAGGACCTGCTCGGTCTGGACGGCGAACGACGCCTTGCCGGCGTAGTCCCACCCGCTGCCCGACGAATGCGCCATCCAGAGACGCGACGCCTGCAGCTCCCAGGCGTCGGCGGCTTCGTCGGTGAGACCGAGCAGCTCGCGATCGATGCGCGGGTTCAGCTGCAGCCCAGAGCCCACCACACCGGTGAGCTGGCCGGCCACGGCGCCAGCGGCGAGCGGCTCGTTGCGCTCGAGGTCGGCCGAGCGCGCCCGGAGCTGCGGGAGGTCACCGATCAGATCGTCGTTCGGCGAGCCCTCGCGCGGGTTCCACTCCTGGGTGGCGCGGCGATCCCGCCGCGCGCCCAGGTACTGGCCCGCCACGGCGAGCTGCACACGCGCCTGCATCCGGCGCAGCCCGGTCTCGGGCGAGATCGCGCTGATGGCACGGTCAAGCAGCGTGCTCGACACCGCGGGCACGAGCCCCTTCTGGTGGATCGTGACGGCGCTCACTGGACCGGCACCCCAAAGCGGATCCCAATACCACCACGGGCAGCGCGACCGGCCTTCGCCTCGAGCTGGCGATCCCGGTCATACAGCGTGCGGAGGTCCCCGCGCGTGTAGGTCATCCCGTTGATCGCGTAGGACTGGTTGCCCGCCTCGATCGCCTCGATCGCGGCCTTGACCTGCAGGCGCTCGCTCAGGGCGTAGAGCGTAGGCAGCTGCGCGGAGCCGTAGGCTGTCCCTTCGAATTCCACAGACGCGACGTCCTGCAGCAGCAGCGATACAGCTTGCTGCAGCTTCACCAGCCGCTGGCGATGGATCAGGATGGGTCCGCTCGAGGCGCTCGACATGGTGCCACGATGCGGGGCGAGGGATCGGGCAACAACAGACCTACACCTGCACCCCCGCGGAACGGACCCGGCGACGCGGAACGTTCGGCACCACCTCAGAGGTGGAGCCATTGGCCGGATTGGGCGGGTTGTCCATCATCCACTGGGCGACGGCGCCGAGCTCCGCGAGCTTCTTCTCACCCAGCAGCTGCAGGGCGGCGAGCGCGTACACGGCAAGGTCGATCATTTCGTTGGGGCCCTTGCGGACCCAGACGCGTTTGAGGCGGCCGTTGACGAACCGCGGCACCAGCTGCTCATTCCCGAACTGCCGGAGCTGCTCCCCTTCCAGCCAGTGGGGGAGATGCACGAAGGCGGGTCCTGGTTCGGTGACTTTGATCAACCGCTTCAGGAACGTCTCTTTGCCGCTGAAGCTCGACACGGCATACACGGTGACCTTCGCCGAGTTGTTCCGGCTGGGCTTGCCCAGGATGGGCGCACCCTCACCCTCGACGCCCCTGATCGCCCAGACGTTGTCCCGGATGTAGCGCTTGGCGTACCGGTAGACCATCTGAGTGTGGTGACCGCCGGAGTCGATGAAGGTGGCGAACGGCTTCAGCTCATGCCCGCTCGCATGACGGTAGGTCCGGGCGCGGATATCGGTGAGTTCGCGCCACGGCGTACCGGTACCGGGATCACCGGGGATGTAGTCGTAGTCAATGAGCCAGCTCTCGTCGTCGGCGCCGAAGGCCCACACGGCCGTCTCGAGACGGTCATCCTGCACGTCCACAGATCGTGTGATGATCGCCGCGCCAGCTGGTATGGGCCTCGCCTCATCGGAGAGGGACGGGTCATAGGCCTCCAGGCGCTCAAGCAATTCCTCCTCGGACGCTTGCACCCCGTCCTCGCGCCAGGTCTCGCACAGGACCGTGTTGACGAAGCCCTGCAGCTTCGTTGGGTCGGCCTTCTTCTCCAGAAACTCGGCAACGAGCCGGGGCCACCTGGCTCCCGCAAAGGGGCTCACCAGCGCATTCAGCCAGTACCCTCGGTCGAGCATGTCGGGAACCTGCGGTACCCACTCAGCGCCAGCGTTCATCTCCGCCTTGTAGTGCTCAGCGATGCTTTTCGAGCAGTGGCAACAGACGTAGACGGCGGTCTCTGGCCGACCGGAGACCCATTTGATTCCCCACTCCGTGTCGCGACCACCGAAGCGCAACATCTGGGGCACGTCGCAGTGGGGGCAGGGGACCCACCATTCACGCTGGTCCGTAGTGGCGTACTCCGAGGTGATCCGGCACGCGCCCTCGATCGTCGGCGAGGAGGCGGCGGCAAAGGAGCTGAACTCGAATCGCGCCATGCGGCGGAAGATGATGCCGAGCGGATCGCCCTCGTCGCCCGCGCTCTCAGCCATGCGGTTCACCTCATCGGCCCGCACGACCGGTGAGGACCGTGCCGCGAGAGCGGCCGGTGAGTTCGAACCCACGAGGCCGATGTAGCCAGCGGGAATCGACTTCCGCCGCATCGTATTGCGCTTGTCGCGAGTGGCGTCGCTGATCAGCCCCTGGAGGATGGGGGTGTCGCGAAACATCGGATCGAGCCGCTCCTTCGAGAACAGCTCCGCGTCTTCGACACGGGGGAAGACGTAGATCATCGGACTGGGTCGCTGGTGGGTCCGTGCCCCCATGTCCGCCTTGTAGAGCGTTGATTTGCCCGTCTGACTGGCCCACTTGAGCACGACGCGGCGGACCCGAAGGTCGCCGAGCGCGTCCATCGGCTCACGATGCCAGGGCGTGAGCGAGAGCTTGTACTTCAGCAACTCGCCGGTGTCTTCCGGGGAGAGCCAGAGATACTTCTCCGCCCACTGGCTGGTCGTGAGCCAGTCTTGGGTCCGGTAGATCTTGCGGCGGAGTGCCCTGTCGAGGTCACGGCACCGCTCCTCGGCACCCTCGACGGTGAACTCTTCCTCGACTTCCTCCTCCACGAGCGCGATCATGCCGCCGCCGGGTCCGCTGGTGGCTCTTCGTCGTCCTCATCGTCCGCGCGCGCTCGTGCGAGCAGCTCGTTGGCAATGCGTTCGCAGCGGAGTGTGGCTTCCGCGAGCGTCGTTAAACCGACGAAGTCACCGGCGTACTGCCGCAGAGCCCGGATGGCGCCGGCGGTCTGCTGGTGGATGACCTCGAACCGGCGATTCACGATCGGCACCGGAATGGTCTTCCCTTCGGCTTCCGCGACCTTGATCTCGGCGAGCCGAACCTTGGCCGCGAGCTCGCGCGTCTCGAGGTCCGACTTCTCACCGGGCGCGCGCCGCGCGAGTTCTGACTGCACCTTCCAATCGAGGTACCAGTGGAGCGACCCAGGCCACGGGTAATCCTTCCGACCCTTGCGGACGCGAGTCGGCATCCCGGCATCCTCGAGGCGACGGATCTGCCGAACATCGAGCCCGAGCCGGGTTGCGAGGTCTTTCTGGATGATGTGCTCAGCCATTAGACGGCAACACCGACCGGGAGCGGACCCCTACTTATCAACACTTGGTGTGTGGACAATGCCCGAGCCTCGCCGCTACCCGCGCCCGGTGGGGGTGCCTGGGAGGACCCGTTACAAGCTGGAACGTTGCAGGCCGCAACGTTGTTGCACTTCGCGACAACGTTCCAACCCGGAACGGTTGGCGCTGGGCGCCCCAGTGAGCCCCCAGGATGCCTCGTGGCGCGCATCACGCGGCGTCCTGCAGCCACTCGTGACCGCAGTGTGCGCAGGGGTGCCGCGGGCCGCGCTGCTCGCACTCAGGGCATCGGAACTGAGGAGGCACCTGAGGGTCCGCCTGCAGCTCGAGCGCGTACTGGATGGCACGCCGGATCCCATACGCGGTCATCTCGCCGATGCCGAGTCGGCGTGAGGCGGTCCAGATGTCTTCAGTCCTCACCAGGACCGCGACAGCCAGCACGAGCGAGCGGGGAGGCGGGTAGAGGTCAGGCTTGTGCACGTTGGTCGTAGCTGCGCCTCGCGGCCGCTGGGGCAGCCCGAGCAGCCGTCGCATCTCGACGAGCGTGGACCACCGCAGCGAGGCTACGCGTGCGATGTCGCGCGTCGAGAATCCGTCCGCGTGCATCGATAGGCCGATGCCGATGCGGTCTGCACGACGCAGGGCCGGGTCTGCCCTGAGCAGCGTCACCAGCTGATGGGGCGTGACCTGGTGGTGATCGGTGCGATCGGTTCGCTTTGGGTGCTGGCTCCCTCGGCTCGACACTGGTGCTCCTGCTCACTGCGGGTGGATGCTACGTGCGATCAGCGGGGCTTGCGCCAGTCGTTCGCGTTCGGACACGTGGCGAAGTGCGCGATACCGGCCCCTTCGAGAGCGAGGGTGGGCATGCGGTGCCCTGGTCTGGTCTCGTCGATCGTGACAGGCATGCGCCTTCCTAGGGCTGTCTTCACCCAGTAGATCGGCGACTCGCAGGAGCGACAGCGACCTGCGATCGTACCAGCCGGCACGGCCAGCAACGTGGCGCTCCTATTCGTCTTCATCACGGAGCCCTCGGTTCGGGTTCGCGCGCATGGCCTGGTAGGACAGCTCGGCTTGAGAGAGCGCGTCCTGCCAGCTCGGCCCCGAGCCGTAGACCTTCCGATAGCCGGTGCCACCCACCAGCACCTCATGCCTGGCCACGAAACAGGTATCGCCGCTCCGGTAGGCTCGGGCTCGCAGGCCGAGCGCGTTGCGTGCAGCTGCACGCGCCTCCTTATCGGTCATGACAGGAAGTCCTCCTCGATCGGCGGTAGCGTCCCCGGTGCGGAGTGCACTGCCTTGTGGCATTCGTAGCACGTGTCCGAGAGGTCGTGGAGCGGCACGATCAGCCGGCGCCAGCCAACGAACCGCTCGTCATACCCGTGGTGATGAGGGTCCCCCTGAGCTGGTGCGCCATTGCAGCGGATCCGCAGCTCGCACACGCCACCTGAACGCTTACGGACTTGACGCACCAGGGCGCGCCACTCCTTCCGGTGGTATGCGTTGGTTGCCTTGAGGCGCTTCCGACGCTTGAGCGCAGCCGAGGAGCGGGGCAGGGGCCTCTTCCGCTTGATCTGGCCGAGCCGCTTCACCGTCCACCTCCCGCCGCGAACAAGTCAGCCTGCGTGGGATCCGTGATCAGCCCATCCAACCAAGCCACGGCAGACCCGAGGTCTTTCGATTCGTAGCTCAGCGAACCATTGAGCATGCCGCGCGCTTCGATGACCGCGAACCGAAGGGCATCGTGCTTCGAGGGGAAGGCCGGGTCGCGCATGAGTGCTGCGGCGCTGTACCCCCCGTTCGGGAAGCGCAGGTGCTGCGAGTGACGCCAGCCGTCCGCGCACTCCCAGAGCCCGATGGTGATCGCCTGGCGACCCTTGCCGGTCCATTCCCGCCACTCGGTAGCGTCGCCAACCAGTACGCCGGCGGCGTTCACGTGGAAGCTCACGCCCCCCTCCCGATCTCATCGAGCCGCTCGGAGAGCAGCACCGCGGTGGCAGGTAGCACGGCGCTGGTCTGCACGATGGCGTGCTCGACGAGCTTGCGGAGCTCGGCTTCGCGTGACGACCGGGCCGGGGGCTCAGTTCCCTTCCACGTCTCAATCATGGCTCGACGTGACGCTTGGTCCATGCGCGTCCCTGCCATGCTCGGAATCATCAGCCTCGCGGCGCTGAACGGGGCAGCTCCCGTCGCTCCCCCCAGTGCGTCGAGGCGGGCGCGGAGGGCGCGGAGGTTGCCACCCGGTTCGTATTCGCCCCACTCCGGGTCTTGGACTTCCTCGACCGCGTAGGCGTGCCAGCCGCGCCCGACGTTCTCGATCTCCGCCACCGCCTCCCGTGCGATGGCGGCGAGAGCATCGTTTTCGCAAACGAGGCACCCGCCCTTTTCCTCGTCGCAAACATCTAACTGGTGCGGGAAGCAGGTCCGTACGCGCTTGAGGGTAGCGTAGTAGCCTGCGACATGATCCCGCTCGGCTTCCACCTGTGCCACGCGCTCCCGTAGCGCCAGCACCTCGCGGGCGGCTTCGTCGGTCTCGTCTGCCAGGCGCTCGATCTGCTCACCGGGCGCATTGAGCCCCAGCCCGTACAGGTGGTGAGCGAGGTCGCGCAATTCGCTGGCAATCCACTCCTCCTTTGGGTGCTCCGTGGTCCGGTCAGGCATCGGGGGCCCCCTCTGCGTCCATCGCGTCAACCAGATTCCGCATCCGGTCACGGAGGGTTGACGCGGCGTTCTGGTACTGGCTCACGTAAGCACCGCGAGCGGCCACCGCGTCGTCCGCGACTCGCAGCCCCGTGACCACCTCGGCAGAGAGGGCGTCCAGTACGGCGAAGATCGCCTTGTCCAGTTCACGAAGTGCCATCACGCCCCTCCCTTCGGGTGGTCCGGGCACGCGGCTAGTGACGGGTTCGCCCTGTCCCGGACCTCAGCGAGCAGGATGAAAGGGGCGCTGATGGGCCAAGCAATCGCCGCAGCCACCACCCCATCCCGGTTCCACTTCGCTTCACTCCGCGCCCAGCCCGGCGGGCTGCCCACTGGCGGGCAGGTGCGCCGCGCTTGCACGGCCGCCACGACCACCGCGACAGCGAGGTAACCCAGTACCGCGCACACGATGAGTGCAATTCGACGGCGGCTCACCGGGCACCCCCGGCCTTGTGGTCCGGGTGCGTCCGCACCAACGCCAACGCGAGCTCGTACTCCGTGGCCTTCCGGTCCCAGAGGTCCGCCGCGCTGGCGCTCGGAGCTTCGTTACCGGCGTCAGCCGCTTCCCGCACTGCGAGGTCAGCCAGCCCCAGCCGGATCACCCGGTCGTAGTAGCTGTCGGGGGAGAGGGTGCGGAGGGGGTCAGGGCACCCCTCCTGATAGGGGCACCTGCGGTACCCATCAAGCCCGCAGGCGAAGCACACCGGCTCCACCTCCACGCGAATCGGCTCCCGGCCCTGCGGCGAGCAGGTGTGGATCGTGTCGGCACTGGTAGTGCGCCCGCAGTCGGGGCAGGGCGTGCGCTCACTCGGCATCGGGGGCCTCCCGTCGCTGGTCGGCTCATGCATCGGGGGCCTCCTTGATGCTCGACATCCGAATCAGCGCTGAGCGCGGGCCATCATCCTGATTGGCAACCGAGGCGGCCTGTACCTGGAAGTCGATGGGCAGCCCCGTCAACCGAGTGCCCAGCGCCGAGAACGCCAGCACGGTCGCTTCCCATTTCGGGTTCTGGTGAGGGTGGCGCGGGTCACCGAACCCCCACGCCTCGTACTGCTCATCGGACAGGATCAGCCGCACGTCCACGTCACGCGGGGTCCGCGACGAGAGCGCCGAGCCGACGAGATACGGCACCTCGCCAAAGGCGTTCAGGACGTACTCACCGAACAGGCCGAGGTACAGCGTGTTCGGCATCCCGACGCCAAACCCTCGGTGAACGCACCGCTCACTTGTCTGCATCGCTGGCCTCCACTCGAAAGCGCACGCACGGCTCCCCGGTGATGACCGCGTGCGGCTTGCCGCCGTGGCGGATGACCAGCCAGATCCGATGCCACCACGGCCCGAACTCCAGCCGGACCGCAGGCCAGCCCCAACGATTCTCGCCTCGGATGACGACGCTGCGGCGCGTGCCCTGAATTGGGTGCTGGGACACCCTCAACTCCCCGATGGTCTCCAGGTTGATTTCACCCATCGCTGGCCTCCGGGGAGGGGGCGATCGCGTCGATCAGGTCGCCGCTGAACACCACGACCGGGCCAGCACCCTGCGCCACCACCTGCACACCGTGTCCTATCGCTTCCTCCAGCAACTCCCGCAGCACCTTCGCCCGCACCTCCGGGCTGGCGTGACGCACGAGGATCGGCGCGAGGAGGTCGGACGAACCCGCCGCCAGTTTCCGCGCCACCGACTCAAGCGCCCCGGCACGCACAGCGAACGGAAGCGGCACCGCCTCGCTCACCTGTTCCTTGACGGGCCAACCCGCCTCCTCCAACTCCCGCACCAGCGCGTCCGTGTCACGGGACATGGCGCACCTCGACTTTCACGATGCGGAGGCCGGGGCGTTCCTTGCGCCATTGCGCCCACGTCCGCACTGAGGAACCAACCCAAGCGCGGCGGGCTTCTTTGGCGGTACCGCTGACGTGCTCGGCCCACAGAAATCCGTTCTCCTCCGGGCAGAACATCTTGCGAGGCCGAATCTTCTTCTCACTCTGTGCCATCGTCCCCCACCTCCTCGTAGTGATCGTGTACCCAGCGGACGGCGACGGACCTGAGTAGCAGCCCGTTGTCCTGAGGGGCGCTGAGCACGTCCCCGGCGAGCGTGGCAAAGCAGTCGGCAGGCCACTTTGCCTCCAACCGCTCGCGCACCTGCTCCTCCGTGAGACGGGTCGGGGGGAGAGCGAGTGGGTGCCGTTCCGCCGTGTCGCACTCGCAGGGAGGGTTCCACGGGCACGGCCTTGGGTCGCACCGGGCGCACGCTTCACCGGTGCAAAACCAGCAGTCCTCGCCGGGGCACTTCGCCGTCTCCATCACTCGCCCCCCTTGGCCCGCGCCGCGAGGGTGGTGAATGCAGCGACCACAAAAGCCGCAAACACCCCCGCCCATGCACCAACCTCCACCATCGCCGTCAGCACCAACATCCCGGCCCCGAGCCCGAAGCTCGCAGCGGCGATGAACCGCAGAAACGGACGCACCTCATCCTGTCTCACCCTTCACCCCCTGCCTGTTGCGCCCGCGCCGCGAGGGAGGCGATGGCTGTGCTGATCGAGAGGACGAGATCGGAGTAGGCGGCCCATGACCCATTGATCTTTTCTCGCCACTCCACCCTCCCATCCTTGACCCTGCGCCGGACATTATCCGGGCCGACCTCGCCCTCCTCGGCGGCGCGGGCGGCGGCTTCCGCACGGACTGCGGCTTTCCTGTCGAGGTGTGTCAGTTCGTCCTCCATCTCGTCCGCGTTGGTCAGGCTGATATGAAACACATTCGCCTTCCGCTCCGGGTGGTCGCGCCACCGCCGCACGAGTGCGCCGAGCCGAGCGTCGGCCGCGTACTCGCGGAGCCCGTCGAAGTCGCGGAACGCCATCGTTGGTTCGCCCTCCCGAGGGATGTAGGTGAACGAGTGCCCGTCAAACGCCTTGGCATCCCGCTCGGCCTGCGCCCGAGCCAAGTCGGCGCGGACCTCCGCCTCGGTCTTGCCGATGTTTACGAGTGCTTGCGGGTAATCGCGGACGGGGAACGTCGAGCCCCTCGTCGGGCAGTAGCCCTCGACGTTGTCGCGCTGCCATCCGCCAATCAGGTCGCCGTAGCTGTTGAGCCAGAGCGCGAGCGTGTCGCCACTACCGTCTTCGTACCGCACCACCACGGGCCCCTGCGTCGTCTCGGTCATGGCGTCACGTCCTCGCAGCTGATGGTCTGGGGTGCCGCGTACAAGCCCGCCGGCGGCGCCTCGGTGCGATCGAGGCTGACGCGGGCCATCACGCGGACGATGTAGGCGAAGTGCGGGTGCTCCCGGTTCGCGCAGCCGTACCGGTGGGCATCGGCCTCGATCTCGCGCACCCAGTCGCGGTCGACCAGGTAGCGGAGCTCGAACCACGGGGTGCCGAGCTGCTCACGCTGTTCGAGGTGACGCCAGGCGTGCGCATAGAGGTAGGCTGACGGCCGCTTCTCGAACCGCAGGTGCACGGTGCGACCGATCGTCGTCTCGTCGGTGCCCGTGACCTGGGTCACCCAGGAGCCGGGGCGGATCCGGTACGGATCGCCGTCGGGACCCTTTGCCACGGTGATCCCTCGGCGGAGCACGAAGAGATCGGCGGTGCACCACCCCATGCCGAGGGTGAGCACGCCGGCGAGCACCAGCAGGGTGCGGCGGGTCCGGGTCATGTGGTCAGCCTCTCCAGGAGGGTGTCGCGCGCGCGCACAATCGCGTCGAACTGATCAGCTGTGCCGCCGGCGTCAGGGTGGGCGACCCGGACTGCCTTCAGGAAGAGCTTCACGGCAGCCTCGCGTGTCCGCTCATGCACGGGCAGCGGACCGTCGCACTCGGCAGTGGTCACCAGGAGCGCCCACGCCTCATCCACCGGGTCCGTGCCACCCGTCGCGGCAGGAATCGCGATCCATCCGGTGTACTGCTCACCGTGCGTGGTCACACCGTAGCGGTCAATCGCCCGCAGCTTCTCCAGGGTGAGCGCGATCGCGTAGACGTTGGCCTCGAAGTGGCGGAACGTGTCGCACGGCCACTGCATCGGGCCGTGGGTGGTCTCGGCAGAGACGACCACGCGCGGGCCCTGGGGCCTCGCATTCGCTCGCAGCCGCCCATCCTGTCGGAGGTCCCATGGCTGCACGTCGATCTCGAGCACGGCTGCGCGCGCGCCAATCTTCCCGAGCTCGCGCTCGAGGAGACCCATCGCCGCCGAGAAGGTCGTGCGGAACGGACTGGAGCGCCTATCCCGCGGGCTGGTCTCCGGCACGGGATAGGTGCCGATTGGCCGGGTGGTCCAGATCATCGTGTCACCGCCTGACTGAACTCGCGCACCCGCTCGCACCCCGCGTGCATCTCCCGCAGTAGCTCGATCGCCTGCACCGGCATCCCGGTTGTGTCTGCGATCCACGACGGACCATCAGCAGCCGTGTTGCGGGTCAGGATCTGCCCCTCCTCGGTGATGCACCAACGGCCGACACTGCGCGCGCCGTCGATCATCTCCACTTCAGGCAAGGGGTCAGGCCCCAGGCAGACCACACGGAGGTGCTTCGTTTCAGCGTCCATGTTCCAACCCGCTTCCGATGCACGGCCATGGATCTTTCCCCTGGACCGCGTCGGCAAGGGACAGCATGGCCGTCAGCCGATCAGACTTGAGCACGACCTTCTGGGCGGCGAGGATTGCCTGGGCGATCACCTGCTGATCGTCGAGGTTGCTCATCCCATTCCGGTAGGCGGTGGGGTCGAGGATCGCGCCGAAGGAGTGCACGTGGTTGATGCTCGCCGCGATTCGCTGCGCATCCACCCTCATGACTTCCTGCAGGGCGGCAACGGCCTGGTCCATCAGTGCCTTGTATTCACTCATGGGGCACCGCCTGATCCACCTGCTCAGGGTCGGTCTGGTCAGCCGCGACCATCCGGGCCCAATACGAACGCACGCCTCCAAGGAAGAGCAACCCGAGGAGGACCACGACGAACGCGACCAGAAGCAGCGCCACCACGGCGATCAGGTCGAGGGGCGTCATGCCGCACGCTCACAGCGGGGGCAGACCGTCACCTTGTAGTTGCGGCCGTCGGCCTTCCGGCGGAGTCGCTTCGCCCCGGTGCGATGGACCTTGCAGGCCGCCTTGTTGGTCTGCCCCGGCTCCTTCATCCACCCAGCGATCGGGCGCCGGCGAGGGGTGTGGTCCGAGGGCCGCTGCCACGGCTTCATGGCACGAGGAGCGCGGAGGCCGAGGAGGTCCTTCAAGGGTTCGGGGTTCGGGTTCACGCGCCACCCCCGATGTTCGGGGCCCCATCGACCGGCGGAGGTGTGGGCGCAGGCGCGGTGAAGATCTCTTCGCGGGTGAAGCGAGCCGCCAGCCCGTCCTCAGACCACAGCTGGCGCCATTCCTGGGCGACCTTCTGACGGCTGGCGTCAGGGTAGACCACCCCGAACTCGACGCGGATCTTCAGCGCCATCGCGTCGCGGAGGGCATCGTTGAGTCGTGCGATGGCCACCCCGACGTTCTCGATCGCCGCGCGGTCGGCGCGGTCCTTCTCGGCGGCGCTCACAGGCCCGCCTTGCGCCGCGCGCGCTTCAACTTGAGGACCGAGTCCCCGTCGAGGATCCAGGTGTTCGCGGGACAGCCGAGCCGCTTGCGGTCCTTCTCGTTGGCTCGTCGGAGGACCGTGATGGTCCCGTCCGCGATATAGCGGCGCACTTGACGCGGGCTCAGGTTGAGAATCCCGCCTGCGCGTTCGGTGGTCGTACTGGCCATCTTCACCCCCACGGTGTGCCCCAATGTTCGGGGACTTGTTCGGGGACTTCGGAGGTATTCCGGGTCCCTGCGTGGGTGGAGATGCCCTGCAATGCCGCGCTGTACCTGAGGTGCGCCCTGAGTGCCACCCCTACGGGTGACTCTTAATCACTAGGTTGAAGGTTCGAGTCCTTCTCGGGGCACTAGGTACGACGCGACAATGCGGGATCTCCACCCGGGTCGCTACAGCAATGTTCGGGGACATGTTCGGGGACTTTTTTCCCGAGCATGCTCCCTACGCCAACCGCATCTCTCCCCGCGCCTCCGCAACCAACGCGGCCTCTTCCTGGGCCAGTCGGGCGCGAATCCGGTCCGCATCCGCCACCAGAAACGCATCGAGCTCCGCACGGCCGTACCGCTCCGTGACGTTCAGTCGATGTCCCATGTACAGCTTGATCCGGGTCGCAGGGATCGCACTCTCCTCGAGGAGGTGCTCATAGCCGCGACGGGCATCATTCGGCTGCAGGCCGAGGTCGGCTTCCTTGAGCACCGCACGGTACTGCGTCCACCCCATGCCACGACGATGCAGCGTGCCGAGGAGCGGCACGCGACGCCGACGTCCCCGCCGCTTGGTCCCAGGGACGAAGACCTCCTGCGGCCGCACCACCCAGGCGAGGTCGAACTCGTCAGGATTGGTGCCGAGGAGGTACATGCTCCACCAGATGTCGGCCGCCTTCGGGGAGAGGGCCGCGAGCGTCGCGCGCGCGAGCATGGCACGCCGGATGGTCGGAGCCTCGCGTTCCGCCGGGAATTCCGGCAACGGTTCGACCGCACGGCACGCCAGGTAGATCGGGTGCAGCTTCGTAAGGCGATCCCGGCAGAAGGCCTGTACCGCGGCCTTGGTCCGGTTGAACGCCGGCGGCTGCCCGGCGAACGTCTCCCGCATCGCGAGCAAGGCCTCGGGCAGCGCCCCGATGGTAGGGTGCGCAGGTAGCACGGTAAGCAGGCGCTTCCAGGAGGCCGCTCGCTGCTGACGGGTCTGCCGATTCGTGGTGCCGTCCTGCCACGAGGTCCACGCCGTCTCAAGGTCACCCGAGGTCTTGACGTCGCGCAGCTGATCCAGGCTGCCGGCACGATACGCCTTCCACACCTCGAACGGCTTCAGCTCACCGCTCGCGATCAGCTCGAGCACCCGGTGATAGGCCGGGCGATCCTTGCCCTGCTCATACAGCTCGGTCAGCATGGCGTTGATGGCATCGCGTTCGCGGACCTTGTTGGTCCCACTGGCGCGACGAATCCGACCGACTCCGGCGAAGATGCGATCGAGCAGCAAGGTGCCGCGACCGTTGGTGGCCTTATGGGGCGTCATCACGCGGGTCTCCGGCGGTGGACCAGGCTGACGATCGCGGCGCTGCTCGGCACCGGGACCTCCTCTTCTGGCTCTTGGCTAACTCCGAGCAGGGCACGCTTCACATCACGTGCGAGGAAATGGTACTGCGTTGCACGCCCGACGGGCTTCACGCCCTTGGCATACAGCATCCGGCACGCCGCCTTCGGGCTCCGCGCATTGATCCACCGCGCCACCTCGGAGGTCGTCAGGATCGTGGTGTCGGCATACTTCTGCAGATCAATCATGCGGTGAGCTCCGGGACCTTTTCGAAACAGTGGCGGCAGGGCGACGTCTCCGTCTTGCGCTTGCAGTTCGGGCACCTCACCGCCTGGCGAGGCGACTTCTCGGTGGGCAGCTTCGGTTCGGGTACCGATGCGGTACCGCGCTTCGGGACATCCCATCCCTCCCGCGTCGCGCGCCCGTAGAGGGTCGCGTAGTTCATCTCGACGGCAGCGGCCGCCCGCTTCAGGGTGTACCCCTGATGCTCGACCAACTTGCGAGCCCGGGCGACCTTCGCCTCGTCGGGCTTGACCCGCTTCTTCTTTCCCGGCAGTCCGGCCTCGCGACGGAGCTTCGCCGCCACCTTCGCCGGCGTGGGGGTACGGGGGGTCTTCCCGCCCTTCGGAGACTCGACCGGCACCGGTATCGGTGGTGCTCCTGCGGTCTCCCGCTCGAGCTTGCGGCTCTCGATGGCCCAGGCAGAAGGCCTGTCCTTCCTCGCGCGCCCATGCAACGTCGCGTCGCCCTCATGCGCCGCCGGCGCCTCACCTGCCGTCAACCAGTCGGTCTCATCGACCCGCATCATCCGACTGCCGTGGCGGAGCCACCAGGTGGCGTCGTCGAACTGGATGAGGTCCACGGGGATCACGCGCATGCGGCTGGCCCCTGGCGATCGTCACTGCTGAGCTGCCGGAAGTCTTCATCGTCCCCGAAGTGCACCACCCCGCCGAGCGAGAGCCGCGACATCAGTGCCGGACCGAGCAACGCCTCCAGGTCCTCCAGCGACTCGTTGCTCGTGATCACCGTCGGCCGGCGCTCATCGATGCGGGCGTTGATGACGTCGAGGAGGTGCTGCCGGAGCGTCCCGTAGAACGCATCGCGACTCACCTCGTCGATCGCGAGGTAGTCCAGCTCGATGTAGCGCTTCAGTCGCTGCTCATCACTGGGGCCGGACTTCTTCGTGCTGCCCCAGTTCGCGCGCAAGTCGCGAATGAGCGCCGAGAGTCGGACCACCCGGCAGCTGTGCCCACCCTTGGTGGCGAGCTCGGTCGCGATCGCCCAGCAGAGCATCGTCTTGCCGTTGCCCGGGCGGCCGATGAACGCCACGAACGGCGGTGGCCGCAAGCCTGACTGCAGCTCCCCCACGATACGACGCGCCACCTGGAGGGCGCGGCCCGTCCGCTCCTGTTGTGCGGGGGACCCCCAGAACCCGACGTCCTGCAACGCGAGCCCGGCATACGCCGCGGGGGCAGCGAGGTCGGCGAGGGCGCGCTGAATGCGCCGCGATGCAGCTTCGCGCTGGGCCGCCTCCTGCTGCCGGGCTTCCTCCATCCGCATCGAGGCCTCGCACGCGTCGCAGAACGTGCGCGTGACGGGGAGCGGGTTGCCCGTGAAGGTGCTCTTCACCGTCGAGAGCGGGAAGGCGCTCTGGCAGCGCCGGCAGGTGGCGTGCGGCTGATCCGGCATGAGCTGGATCGCGCTGGTGGGCGTGGGCTCGGTCACAGGATCGGCACCTTCGTGCGTGAGAGTGGGCGGGCAGCGGGTTCATGCCCGTTGCGCGAGGTCCGAGGCGCGGGGCGTCCGCGCTGCAGCTCCCCGACGATCGTGATCGCCATCCCCTGGTGCCACTGCGCCCTCGTGGTCGAGGAGAGGCGGATGACGACCTCGGCAACGTGCTCAGGTGACACGGGCTTCTGGCCCGGTCCCGTCGGGTTCACTTTCGGATTGAGCGCGAGCAATCCCTCGATCTGGTCGAGCACGCCGGCGGCGCCAGCATGGGCGTTGACCAGGAGGCGTCGCAGGGCGTCATGGCAGCGTGTCGGCAGTACCGCCTGGATCGCTGATGCGCGCTCGCGCACACCTGCGGAGTGCGTCGCTGTTTGTAGTTTGGTTCCGGTATCGGTTCCGGTTCCGGTTATGACCGCGGAACGGGCGGGGACTGTCCCCGGATCTTCCGGTGACGTTCCACCCTCTTTCGACGGAGCGTCCTCGGAAGTTCCACGGACGTTCCCCGGATCTTCCGTGGAACTTCCCTTCGCGGTGGCCCGCTGCTCACGCGCGAGACGCTCGCGAGCCTCACGGGCCTCGCGCTTCCGCGTGCGATCACGCTCCAAGGAGGCCAGCGCTTTGCCGTTGTACTTCGCCCAACTCCGGAGCTGCGTGCTCCCGGCGTCACAGAGGTGCTCGCGCACCTGGACACCGAAGCCCGGAACATCCCCCGCCCAGTGATCGAGGACGGCATCAGGGATCGCTGCAATGTCGCCGTCGGGTTGATTGGCGGCCAGCGCTCCGAAGAACTGGGGGAGGTGCCCGACCAACCAGAACCGGTCCACGCCCAGGGCCTCCGCCATGCGGAAGATGCGCACATCCGCCGCGATCGCGGGATCCACTGCCACGTAACTGAGTCCCTTCATAGCCCCACCGGTATGAGAGCAGAGTCGATTACGGACTGCTCTTTCTGATGACGCTGCAGCGCGGCGATCTGGTCCTTGACCGTCACGTAGTCCTCGAGCATGTCACGGAGCTCATCCGACGGCACGCGCCAGCGGAACGTCTTCTCCGTGCCATTCTTGTTGATGTGCACGCCGGTGTGCTCCCCTTTGGTCACGATCTCGGCGAAGACCGCGGTCCGCCGACGGAGGTTCGAGCCGACGCCGAGCGCCAAGCACGCACGCTTGAACGCGGAGCTTGCACCACCCTTCAAGGCGTCTTCCTCGGTGAGCGGTGCCACGTCCTCGCGGTAGATCCACCTGCCGTGCAGTCGCACGCGCAGACGGCACTTGAAGCCCACCTGCGTGCCGAGCGTGACCTCCTCGAGGTGACTGGTCCAGCCGTCGATGCCGAGCGCCACGTCGAGGCGCTCACGCAGCGTGTCGGCCGTGACATAGGGCACGATGCGCGCCCAGATGAGTCCGCCATCACCGATGCCCGTCTGCGCCACCATCCAGTGCACCTGGTCGGGGTGGAACGGGGCCGTGAGGGTGCGCACCTCGAGCGAGGGAACGTGGATCACGACGCAGCGCCCTTGGCCTTCGCGCGCTTCACGTCGCCGGCACGCTTCTTCGCGGCCTTCTTGGCCTTTGCGGGCTTGGTCGTGACCTTCGCCTTCGCAGCATCCTTGGCCGCCTGCTGCGCGGTCTGGTACGCGCCCTCGAGTTGGGCGCGGATGGCGGCGAGGTCCACCTTGAAGAGCTGGCAGAGCCGCGTGAGCATTCGGCACTCGTCCCCGAGCCATGTGCGATGCACCTCGTCATCGGTGAACGACAGCACCCAGAACTCAGGCCGACCCGCGAGGTGTCCCAGTTCAAGGCCTGCGTCGCGCGGCCGCGCCGGCGCTGGGAGCCCCAGTGCGCTGCATGTCGACTTCGCGTCCGGGAGGAAGAGCTCCGGGTTGCCGCCCTCAGACCATGCGCATGCCAGCCCCTCGCAGAGCACGGTGCGCAGGACCTGATCCGTGCCGTGCTCCTCGGCAGCTTCACGGACCGCGAGCAGAAGGGCGAGGAGTGCCTGCTCCCGTGCCGGCTCCTCAACCGCCTTGAAGTGATCCTGCTGCGCCTGGTGGTTGTCGCTCTTCGTGGCGGTGCTCTTGGGCTTGGCCCCTTCCTTCGTGGGCTTCGGGAGTGACAGCGTCACCCAGGCCGTGCGACCGACCTTCTCGCCACTCACGAAGATCCCCTCCACGGCGCCGGGCGTGCTCTTCTTCGCCACGGTCCAGTAGTTGGACGGGATCGGCGCGCCCTCCTTCACGGATCGGTCGTTGCCGTAGCGGTACTGCTCGCTCAAGCGCACCAGCGGGGTGCCGTCGGCGCGCGTCTCCTGCATGCGATGCGTGATCAGTGCCCGCACCTTGGCCTTGTAGCAGGCACCATCGGTGCAGACGTTCTCGCCCTTGATGTCGGCGAAGAGATCCGGCATCGAGCCGCTCCGCTTCGGGCACGTGAGGCATGCACCGGCGGCCGGCAGGAGCGTGGCGTCATCCGTCTTGAAGGGTGCCTTCCCGAGCGGCAGGTGGAACTCGCGCTCGATGGCGTGCTCGAGGTCCTTGATCGGGACCGGGTTGCCGTCCCAGCGCATCGCGAGCTTGAGGCCCTTCTCCTGCTGGGCCGGCGTGCACCGTGCCAACAGCTCGGCGTGCCCGATGAACAGGCTGCCCTTCAGGAAGGCCTTGCGGACCTCCGGAATCAGGTCGACCAGCTTCGCGCGCCGTGCCACGTAGCTGGCGGGCTTACCGAATCGTGCCCCGAGGTCGGCATGCGAGTAGCCCAGGGCCTCGAGGCGCGCGTAGGCCATGGCCTCATCCACAGGATGCGGATCGTGGCGTTGCAGGTTCTCGGTGACCATCGCCTCCAGGAAGGCGCGGTCATCCATCTCGCGCACCACGACGAGCAGCGTGGTCCACTGCAGGCGGGTCGCACAGCGCAGCCGCGACGCGCCGGCGGCCACCTCGTAGTAGAGGATGCCACCCTTGGCGTCGTAGTGTGGCCGCGCGAGCAGGGGCGTGAGCTGGCCCTGACTCGCGAGCGAGGCCTCAAGCTCGGCGTCGTCCTTCGCGTCAATCAGCTCGCGGTAGTTGAGCGGCGACTCGCGCAGCAACGCGAGCGGGATCTCCAAGAGCGCCGCTGTCATGTCCTGCGGTGGGGTGGTCATTCCGTGGTCTCCTTGCCGAGTCCCTCGACGTCGATGCGGGAGAGCAGGCGACCCAGCTGGGCCACCCGTGCATCAGTCTCCTCCGTGTCCATCGCCAGATCCTGTTGCTCCTCCTGCACCGAGACGGCTGAGTGGTAGTGGAGGGCAAGCGCGCAGCGGAGCGTGGGGATCAGGTGCAGCGGCACTCCCAGATCGAGGAGGGTGCCGCCCTGACTGAACATCTTCGCCAGTGCCTCGCGCTCCTGCTCGCGCTGCGTCACCTCCGCCGTGCTAAGGTTGACGTTGCGCAGCGCCTTCTCGGCGCGCTTCAGCGCGCCCTCCAGAAGCGAGAGCCCCACGGAGCACAGCGGTCGATCCGGGACGTCGATGGAGAGCAGGGTCGTACTCAGCCCACCACCCGACAAGGTCACCTTCGTCATGCTGCAGACCCCTTCTGCGCCGCCTGGCGCATCGTGCGGGATGAATGCTCCGAGAGGGCACGTCGGCCCGCCGCGGTGAGGGTGCAGCTGAAGTAGGCGCGCCGGGAAGTCACTGGATCGGTGCTCGTGGGCGCACCGGTGGCCACGAGGCCGAGGTCCTCGAGCGTCCGGTAGCACTGGGCCTCGATGTAGCCGTACACATCGGCGCCGTTGTCGCCGAGCGCCTGGAGGCTCAGGAGCTCGGTGGAGGAGAGGGCGCTCACGTGACGGGCACCTTCGGGGTCGGTACCGGTCCGCGCCGGCCCTGCTTCTTCCCGGCGAGCTGGCGCTCGTAGTGCCGCAACCGAACCTCGCGCGCGTCGAGGCGCGCCCGAAGGCCAACGATGTCCAGCCGTGACCGCACCAGGGCAGCGAAGGTGCGGTCGTAGTCGCGGCGCATGCGCATGAGATCAAGCTCCAGGGTGTCGCGCTGCTCGCGCACGAGATCGTGCTCGACCGGATCCACCCCGAGATTGAGGCGCAGCCACCGGATGAGCCGCCACGCGACGCGCTCTTTGAACGTGCTCTGCATATGAACCTCGAGGGTTAGGAGAGGTGGTAGCGACGACGACGGAGTGCGCGCTCCTGCTCGCGGTGCACGCGGTCCCACCGTCGTCGGGCCAACAGCGCTTTGACGCCAGTCACCAGCAGGACAACGCTGACCACCGCCAGCACGCCGATCGCAATTCCGGCGAGGAAGAGCACCTGTTCGATGACTTCGGGCGCGATCGCGATCATCCCCGCCTCCGAGTGCGCTCACCCAGTACGCATCCGACGATCCCCACGAGACCGGCGAGCATGACAACCCAGCTGGCGGCGGTCACGAGGTCAGGTCCGGATGCGCGGTCCGGAGCCCGCGGAGAAACTCGAAGAGTGCGACCACTGCCCGTTTGGCCGAGTACTTCGCGGCACGGGCGTTGTCGAGCGTGGGCTCGAGGTAGTACCGGACGCGAGGATGGTTGTCCTCCGCGTCGGCGCGCTCGATCGTGAGCATCCCGTCAGTCCCGAGCTCCAGGTGAAGGCCAGCCGTCCGGAGCTCATCGACCTCCAGCATGTACTGATCGAACTCGAGGTCGTAGCCATCCGTGACGGCGACAGCGACGACCTGCCGCAACTCGAGCCGGAGCCGGAGGAGCTTCGCGTGCGCGCCACCGGGAGTGGTGGAATAGCCGAGGTCCCGGAGCCGGTGGGCGAGCGGGCCGACCTTGGGGTCCCGTGCGCGAGGAGGGGGGGCGCACTGGACGGCGTCGGGCTTTTGCCCGAGACTGGTTCGCATGGTCATGATGCCGCCGCCAGTTCTTGTGCACGCCGATAGGTCGCCACGGCCTGATTCACCGAGTAGTCGTCGAGGACAGTGCTGAGTCCGCCGTACTTCTCCGGGAAGAGCGCCCGCAAGTACTCAAGAGCCGCGCGCTGCTCTGCGTTGAGCTTTCGGGACAGCACCGTCCCTGCGGGGAGGTCATCCGAAGGATCTGGTGCCACCATGACTGTTCTCCATGCTAGATTTTCAGGTGAAGACAACCTACCACCACAGCGATATTACTACTCCGGTAGTAGTATGTCAATAGGCACGGTGATGGACCGACTGCTCCACGCCA